GAACGGCAGTAGTGCTCTTGCTAGACAGCCGAAGAATAATCCTCCTGCTGTTGCTATTTCTGGTATTATGTCTATTAACATAGTTACCTCCTGTTCTGCCCTCCAAAGTACCACTCGAGCAGAAGTTTAATATATCCTTTCTTTAACCTTCTGAGGATAGTTACTATACCATTCCAGACAACTCCGAACCTTCTTATCTTCATGTTCCCCATCCTTCAGTCCAACTACCTGAGCCTTCATCCGAAGTACTACCTGCATAACCTCGCTGGACTGCCTGGGCATCTCTGCACACTATTCCTATTGCTCCGCAGTCGTGATGGTCGTCTGCACCGACTACAAGGATTCCACTCTTAATCATAGCATTCCGCCTTATATTCTTGCACTGACTCCAGAATCTTATATCCTGACAGTCGATATGCTCAAGATGTCTGCTAACCTCAGTAATCATATAGGGCTTGGTTGAAATGTTAGTCTGCCACCCTATCGCCCTAACTCCCTTACCTGTCCTAACATCTTCTCTGTAGTATAGGTCAGAATAATCTCTCAAATGACTAACAATGTCTAGATTGTCCTCTGGTGCTATGACTGCATTACCGAACATATGTGCTACTTCCTTCATCAGCAGAGCCATCTCCCACTCATCATAGAATCCTGCCAGTGTAGCACAGTGTCTCATGATGGGAGGAATCTCATTGCCCTCCTTGTCTGTATATCCATCCTCGAAGTGCCAGACATGACCTACTGACTCCGATGTCTTTCCTTTGCCTGGGTCTATAGGCACTACATAGCTAAGTCCTTCCTCTACATCATGCCAGATGTCCAGTGTAGCAGACACTGTTCCTTTAGTCCTGCTATCAGTAGCAATGATATTCCTCTTAATCGGAGCAGGAAAACACTGACGAACTTTATCAGTTATAACATCAGAGTTGTATGCTTGGTCTCCTGCCACCAGAAAGCATGTCTCATCGTCCTCAGGAAACTCCTGCTCGAACAGAAGTACTGTATCTCCACTACGCCTAAGACTTGCCATCTCTGCCTTCTTATATCTCCTCCATCTAAGCTTAGCCATCGCATCAAACTCACTGAATCCATATGAGTGTATAAGCTTCTCCATCAACAGTATCTCATCTGACTTGAGGTTTCGCAGAGGGTCTATATCATCTCCGTCTAGACAGAAAGGGTCACTAGCATACATGATATACTCAGGATGGATAAACCAAGGATAGAAGTGATGCTTATATACTGACTGCCCGACTGCTGTTCCTTCCTTAGCTGCTCTATACATCTCACAGTGAGAATTGTCCTCACCGTTAGCAGTTGACTGAACTCTAATCTTAGTTCCCAATCTTGGAGGTACTCGCTGAGCAGCAGACGCAAATACCTGCTCATGAGTACCAACCAGCCAGAATCCATACTCATCGAATAGCAGATTATGTATGGTCTCACCTCTACCAATCGTATAGCTCCTCGAGCTGAAGATATACATGATAGAGTAGAAGTTGGTATCCTTATTCTCCCATGTCAACTCCTCAGCACTCTTGTGGTCTAGCCTAGGAACTGATGGTATCTTTCTCTCCAGGTGCTGATGAAACCTCTTTGCCTTGATTATCAGCCTCTTTGCACTAGTCTCATCGTAGCTGATTATGACTGATACAGTTCCATTGATAGTAATGTTGTCAAGAAAGAAGTCTGCCAGGTGTAAGGATGTTGCTCCAACCTGTGCAGGCTTTACATAGATGTCTCTTGGGCCTGAGGTCTCAAGCATATCTGCCTGTATAGGATTCAGCAGAAATGGAACTAACTGCCTTTCCTTGTTCTCTATCTGTAACATCGACTCCATCATAAGGCGTCGATTAGAGAACAAAGCTTGTAAGGCTTCATCTTGAGATACAGTCTGCATTAACTACTTCCTTTATAATACTGGTAATAACTCAACAACGATTAGACTAATTAAAACTGCTAACAGGGATAACACCTGCCAATTATCTTTTGCTGACCTCCACTTAGATTTTGTGCAACCTGTTGAGCCTTCAAGTATACGTATCCTATCCTCATGCTTCGATAGTTTATCATTTATCCTCGATAAGTGGTCTGTAGACTCATTGCACTTCTGTGCTACTAGAATTAGTAATTCTCTGTCCGTCTTAGCCTCAAAGTCAATATAGCCCATTATCTGCTCCTTGTTCTTAGTTGCAGAGGTGCCCTGCTTCTAACAGTCGGCTTACTGTATCTTTGTCGTTTTCTCAACTCCCTGCCAGGACTACGAGGCTCCTTCCTACCAACCCTCGCCCTCTGTGCTCTAATGATGTTTCGCCTAGACGCCTGGCGAGCTTTAGTCGAAACTGTCCTCGCTGTCCTGGCTCTGTATTTCATCTGGATTGTTCCTTACTATTACCTTGTCAGTCCTGCTATACTCAAGAATCTTACCCTGATTCTCATGCACATACTTAGCGAAGTTCCATCCCTCAGCACCAACACCTTTCATTACTTGCTCGAGTATCTGTAACTGCTGTGGATTGTATGCTGAGCGGAGTTTGAGGAGATATTCATGTTGCTGTTTAGGAAGTATCTCATACTCTATAGAAGCCTTCAGGACACGGTAATCCTTCTCCAGCACTAGCCTGAAGTTGCGGAAGAAGTCTAGCTCTATATACTCCCTGCTCAGCTCCTTCCTAATCTCAGGAATACTCACTTCTATAGCATTGAAACCTTCATCCTGTCGCTGCTCCTCCAGCCAGTCTACCTTTAGTCCAAGCATATAGAGTGCTTCTTCTGGACAGAAACCACAGGCAAGATAGCCCATATACCTTGCTCTATTGTCGTCTTTTCTCCAAGGTATAAGAGTTGTTGCTATAGATACTTCGGGAGGATTGTCTGGATTGGGCGGAAGGACAACAGAACTGCTCATAGTATAATCATACCACTGTTGCCTTAAATTGTCAAGGATAACGGTATCATACGATTATTTTATGTATATAGTCATTAAGGGAGTTGACAAACAGTTACTGATATGATATAATATAAATCATGGCGACAACTAGCGAAAATCTAAATACAGTCCAACTTAGGCAGAGAATCATAACCAAGGAGGAAATCATAAGACTACTAACTGAAAGAATAGAAGACCTCAAGGCTGAGATATCTGGTATGCACGAGGAAATCAAGCAACTGGAGAAACAGAATGAAATGTGAGTTATGCGGTAGAGAAAACCTAACTGCTAAGGAGCTAGCAGTCCACCGTAGATACTTCCACTCCAAGCAATCAGTTGTTGAGCAGCCAGGAGAGATGCACACTGGAGTACAGGTTGTAACTGCCAGTGTTTGTCCTGACTGTGAAGGACAGTTGCAGTATCAGGAGGGATGTGAGGAATGTGCAAGTTGTGGATATAGTAAGTGTGGATAACATGATAACACCAGAAGAATATGATATAGCAGAAGCCAAGCTTAGCAAGCTGACATTGCATCTCACAGAAGAAACAGAGGTATTCGGAATGGAGGTAGGAGACTCTCTCTGCATAGATGGATGGTTCACTATTCCACAGCTAGTTAAGTTTGCTGAGTTAATAAATGAAGTCCTTGGTGAATAATGGACATCTGGATAAGCACTTGCAGAAAGACTGTCCCCAAGTGCCATTACTGCAAAGAGCCAATAACTCTTGGCGAGGTAATGGTAGTAGGTAAGTTATGGAGAACATCAAAAGAGGAAGGAAACACAAGAAGATGGGTAACTCAGTTCCGCTGGCACGCTCAAAAGGAAGCAGACCAACCAGGAGAATCAAGGATATGCTGTTGGCTTCTGGAAGGGATAGCATATCTATCTGCACATCCAGTAGAAGAAACAAGAGGAAGGCATCAGCTAAAGCTAACAGGAAAACAAAAGACCGAGCGGCTGAAGATATTACGACAACGTGCTCGGTTAGTGCAGAAGCTCAAAGAGCTGATGGAGATACCGCTAGAAAATCAAAGTCCAGAAGATACAGGAAAAATGATAAGAATAGGCAGCCAGATACAAGAGCTAAAGGAAAGGATAGAACCCCTAGGCGGAGTGCCTCAGAGCTGGGTATAGAGTGGATAGGGAGTTTATGTCCTGATGGTCAGCCACACTTTCTAGTCTCCAAGCATACCTTCGATGGAGGTAGCCTGTTTAAGTGTAATAACTGCCACAAGAGTATATGGCTACCGACTTATATCAAAGACGCAACTGAGCTGGAGTTCCTAATCAAGTATCAAGGCACTCAGGCTGGATACTGCAAGTTTCTTGACAAGAACCGAAGTGCCAAGGTTGTAGTGGCTAAGTTGCAGGAACTATGGTATGCAAGGCAGAAGATAACAGACAATGATGAGTTTATGAATTTGGTTATTAAGGTAATGGAGGAGAAAGACTATGACAGAGTTAGAGATAATTGATATTGGTCGAGGTATCATGAATAAGCTCAGAAAGGCGTTATTCAGTACCACAGCAGGTAACTGCACAATACTCTTTGGTGTAGCAAGTATTGTAGCTTTTTTGGCTACTACTAACCTGTTTGGTAACTTGCATCTATGCCTAGCTGTAAGTGCTATATGCTTCATGTTCTTAACAAGCTTAGTTTGGATACTTCATTTTCTTACAGAAGGAGGATAAAGAATATGACAGAATTACGAACAGCAATAATACATAAGTATAGAGGATATGTATATCTCTGTTGTAAAGGAAAGGATGGAGCAATACTGATAATAGCTAGTGCACCTTCAGACTCCATCAGCTTACAAATAACTGACGAATTAGAGGATAAGCAAAGATGGATAGTAAACACGCATGATAAGGATGGCAAGATTACTTCTCATATGTTTGCTGACTACATACAGAAAGGAGATTATTAGCATGAGTGCTGACTGGTATAAGGATATACAGGACTTTCATAAGGAGGTAATGCAAGATGACTTTCCAGATTATCCTCATCTGCCTGGTCGCAGACTGGAGAGATTAAGGCGAAACCTTATCAAGGAGGAGATTCAGGAGACTCTAGATGCTATCAGACAGAATAATCTGGTAGCCTTAGCAGATGGCATCGTTGACTCTATAGTTGTTCTACTAGGAGCAGCTATAACCTATGGAATAGACATTAGACCTGTCTGGGATATAGTCCATGCTAGCAACATGGCTAAGAAGGGAGGCAAGCTACGAGAGGACGGAAAGATGTTGAAGCCTGAGGGCTGGGAGCCTCCTAATGTAAGAGCTGAGATATCTAGACAGCAAGGAATGATATAGTTCATGGAGAAGGAGATGAAAGATGTTAGTAACTATCAAAGCAATCATAGAAGTACTGAACGGAGTCGAGACACAACTGAAGGATAAGCTGAAAGAGTGCTCAATGAAGAGTATGCCTAACGAGGTTGAGCTAGTTTACAATGCTCTCAACGATGTTCAGGATGCTATATCCAACTTACTACGACTAGGTTAGAAACCATCAGAGGAGATGAAAGACGATGAACAAAGGTGAAGAGTTTTGGACTCCTTGGACTAGCCCTAGTAAGTGTACTACTGATACAAGAGAGTTCAGAATTAAGTATCTAGTAGTTGAGATTGTTATGGTTCCTGAGTTTGGCAATTATGGACCTCTGATAGAAGCACCCAGGCTTAAGACACTCGATATAGAGTACAGAGAGCCTAAGAACCGATTTTGCAAAACTGAAAATCTCCGTCTTCCAATAGTATAATAATCATAGCACCAAAGTTGACTGACCGTATGCCGTGGCCTTTTAATTCTCATGTGATATATGCCTATGAGATTCAGTCACACCAAAATGTTTTCAGGAAGTAGCACAAATGTTCTACAGCACAGATGTTCTAGTGTTATGTCGCATGAGAACAGCTCCAACAAGAACCAATCACATCGGAACAACTCAGCTGAGAACCAATCATATGAGAACAGTTCAGGTATGAGTCAGTCACATAGGATATAGCTGGCGGTCTCCCAACATCAGCACATATGTGCTACTCCCTCCCAATCAGAACATATGTACTACTGAACTGCAATTCATGAGTTGAGAATCATGAAGTTCACAGGGTATTGACAACTGAATCGTGGTCTGATAAAATTATACCATGATGAGGAAATGACCACGAATCTCATCCGAGCTGGGAAGTGGTAACAGCTCAGCACATTAACAAAAGAATAGCGAGCCGTAAGGCGAATCAAAACGCTATTCTATATTGGAGGTGTAACGATGGCAAAGGATGCCAAGCCAGTTGACGTTCCAATCGAGGAACAGCCAACAGAAGAACCAATCACACAGGAACAGTCCACAGCAGAACTGCCCACACGTGAGCAACTCATGGCTGAGATGCAGGCGGCAATGTCAGCAAACGACTGGAAGCTGGTATCACAGGTCAGCCGTAAAATAGACCAAATTCAGAAAACCGCTGAGAAAGCTGAGCTGGAAGCCAAACGAGCCGAGCTAGAAGCCATACAATCAGAAGTTGGGGATGCTATCATGGCAGCAGTTGAACCGATGATAACATCTGGACAACTCGACAAAGCAGATGGAATCTGGTTTAGCTATGACTTTGGCGAACAGAAGCCAACAGTCCGACTCATGAAAACAGCCACGAGGGCAGCCAGAACAGGTGGTGGTGGCACAGGCAAGAAGTTTGATGTCAGTACTGACGATATGCTAGCCAGACATGGAAACGAGGCATACAAGAACACTGAACAAACCTTCAAGGCGGCATACGACAGTAATACTGACAAGAACTGGAGATACGGTATCAGAAACGCCTTGCTCAAGTTGGAAGGAATCATCTAACATCAGACCATAGCAACCGAGAACAGGGGAGTTAGTTACCGCTCCCCTTTTTCTTTTGCCCAGAATTAGACAGAACCAAGGGAAGTAAGTACAGTTACTTGTTGCATCATACAACAGATGAGTTGATAATATGTGATAGATGAGTATATGATTATGCAACAGAAGGTTGACATATAGTAGGGTATGTGGTATAATAGTAGCATAATGAAAATGACGGTTCAAGAATACGAAAGGGAAATCACTCGTGCCTACATACGGAGTGATAACGAAGAAGCCCACAGGTTAGAAGCTGAACTATACAAGACATATCCGAAGTGGGCAGTCGGAGATATTCCTGATGAGAACAATAACTAAATTGAAGATTGTCGACTGGGATATACAGATAGACAGACACTTCATGCAACCCTACCTTGGTAGTCATAAGTTATGCCATGACGAG